GCACACATCCGTGGCGTGCTCGACGGTCGAGCAGAACACGATGGTCTTGCGGTCGCGTGCCTTGGCCTTCCAGTTGTTGATCACCGACTCGGTGACCAGCGTCTTGTTGAGGATGTTGGCAACCTCGTTCATGTCGAAGTCGATCGCAGTGCGGCGCACCTTGCGCAGCGCCTCTTGCGTGCCAACGTCGATCACATAGGTCCGTGGCGGCACCAGGTGGCCGCTGGCGATCATCTCGCCCAGCGTGATCTGGTCAGCCACGTTGCTGAACACTTCGCGCAGGCCCTTGCCGTCACCCCGGTTCGGGGTGGCAGTCAGACCGCAGATGGCCGCCTTCGGGTTCTTGACCAGCACCTGGTCAATCACCTCCCGGTAGCTGGGCGAAGCAGCATGGTGCGCTTCATCAATGACCAACAGGTCCAGGGTGGGCAGCTGGTCCAGGTTTGTCTTTCGCGAGAGGGTCTGCACCATCGCGAAGGTGGCATTGCCATCCCAGGATTTCTCGTTGGCGTCGAACACCGACGTTTTGAGGCCCGGGTTAACGCGCTCGAACTTGCTGCGGTTCTGGCCTGTTAATTCGGTGCGATGGGCCAGGATGCAAGCCTTGGCATCGGGTTCAGCCAACAGGCTGCCGGCCACGGCCGACAGCATGATGGTCTTGCCCGAACCGGTGGGCGCAACGGCCAGGGTATTGCCATGCTCGCCGAGGGCCGCGAGGGTCCTCTGCACAAGCAGGGCTTGGCGGGGGCGAAGAATCATGGCAATTCCCCCTTACTGCGCCCAGCTGGGGCGACCCGGCACCGGCGCGCGACCGGTGGCCTGCGCATAGGCATTGGCACCACCACTACTGGCCGGCGCACTGGCTGCCCCCGCTGGCGCACCATTCATGTGAGCGGCGTAGTCCTTGTGCTCCGGCGTGACGGCCGACTTGATGACGCACTTGTCCTGGCCGTTCTGGTCCTTGTCCCAGTCCACCTTGCCAACGAACTCGATGCCCTCCAGGTCGGCGAAGCCGCTGATGCGTCGGGCGTTCTGCGCTGCCGGGCTGCTGTCGTTCGGATTGATGCCGCGTGCGGAGTTCAGGATGGCCTTGATGAAGGTCCGGCCCATGTTGGTCCACTCGGCACCTTTGGCGCTGTACAGGCCAATGAGCGACCACATCTTGCGGCGTGCGAACGGACCGTCGAGCACCACGAACTCGCAGTTGAGGTACACCGATCCGGTGCTCAGGGAGCGGGTGGCATAACCGCCGGTCCAGCCCTGGGACGGGTCGTCATAGCCGCCCGGCTTGATGGTCATGCGTACACGCACCACCGTGCCTTTGGGAATGAGGTCGTAGCTGGACTGCTCGGCGGCAGAATTGAAATCGAAAAAGGTCATGATCAGGACTCCTGAGAGGAAGTGGATGCCGAGGTGGCGGAGGTGGTGGGCTCGGCGATGGCTGCCTGCGGACGGGCAAAGTCCAGGCGCTCGCTGGCGGGACGTGCGGGGCCGGCGATCTTCTGCATGAGCCGCCCGAGGTTGGGCTCCTCTACAGGGTCCAGGCGACCGGAGCGGTCCTTGGCCGGATAGCCCCACTGGTTGAGCGTGTGGCACACGAAGGCGCGGTAGCTGCTGCCGTCATCGGCTTTCACTTCAGCCAGCGTGACGACCTCATCGACGATGCCGGGCAACTCCAAGCCGGTCTTTGAGCCATCGATCTGCAGCGTGAAAACCCGACGGTTGAAATCGTCCAGGGCCTCGTTGAGGATCCCGACGAACCACACGTTCTTGCGGCGCGTGTGTTGCAGATGGGTCAGCCAGCCGATCATTTCCTGGCCCATCAGGCCGTAGGCGCCACGGCTGTCGGGCTTGCCGGTCTTTTCGGAATAGGCCTGCGGCTGGCCCTTGCACCATTGCAGGCACAGACGGCCGGCCACGGTGATCGAATCGACGAACACGGTTTCGTACTTGTCCAGCACGGCCGGATCACCGAAGCGCTGGCATACCGCCTGGTAGTGGGCTTCGCTGTAAGGTTGGTCCTCACGGAGCGCCGGATTGGGGCCGCCGATGAACACGGCGAAGTCGCGGCATTCCTGCCAGGTGCGGGGACGGATGGTGTCGCCGGCATAGCCTTCGACGGCCAGATCGCCGGCCTCCAAATCGAAGAACAACGTGGATGCCGGGGGCAGCGTCCAGAGCTGGGAGGTCTTGCCGATGCCGGACTTTCCGACGAGCACGCCCTTGACGCCACGGCGCTCGGCCAGGCGTTGGTCTGCGGTGATGATGGGTAGGCTCATTTCGATACCTCCTCGAACTCATCACCGAAGAACACCTCAGCCACCGTATTGCTACCGGTAGCACCGCGTTTGCGCGCTTGTTCATACAGTTCACGCAGACCGCTCAGGCCACGGCGGACCTGCGCCACCTGAGCTTCGATGCCGACGATGGCAAAGGCCAGATCGTCCAGCGTGGCGTCCTCGAGCGCGACGGTCATGTCATCCGGACGATGGCCATCAAGCGCCGGAACAAAGATTTCTTCAGGCAGCTCGCGCACGTACCATTCGGGACGCTCACGCAGCTTCTGGACAGTGGTTTTCTTTTTGAAGAACATGGCAATTACTCCTTCATGAGGGCGAGGCGGTACGAGGGCTTGCCGGTCTTGACCGTGCGGGCAGCCTCGAAGGCAGACTTGAGGGTTTCAGGCCAAGCGTTGAACTTGGTCTCGCTCACGCGATAGGTGATCTCGACGTACTGCCTGGGGTCGTCACCGCTCTCGGTGATACGGCGCGTCATGTCGGCCAGGCGGGTTTGGTCCCACTCGACTTTCTTGGGCAGATCTGCGGTGATGCGCACATCGCCGTCATCGAAATGCACGATTCCGGTATCCTTGCCAGCGTCGTGGCGCAGGTTTCGAGCACGCTCGCCCCACTTGAAGTCGATGGCCTGATCGATGTGATCACTCAGGGCTTTGCCGGCAGCCAGCAGATCAACAGCGGCGTTCTTGATGCTGAAGAG